TAGCTCTTATCGGTAAAATAGAACCTGCTAAAAGGCCCACGAATGTCACCGATGTTCCGCCAGACATAAGAACGCTAACATCACCACCAACACCGATATAAAGCGCCCTTGAATCGTTAGTTAGACTAACTGAATCACTAGGCGTTGCCGCTTCAGCATTAAGTGCAGGACTATCAAGCCCGCCGTTGTAGTTTTTGAATTTATCAGCCATAGGTCTATTTTATACCGTCTAAGTCATCAATCAAATCTTGAAAGTCGATACTTCCATAGTCTCGACCTCTTTAGTCACTAGAAGCCTTTTCTCTGCTGTAGATAAAGCCTCAACCACACCTTTAACGCAGTCATCACAATCTATGATTTCGCCCGTCTCAGGTAGAATCATCTCACCTTTTAGGCTTTTGCATGCCTCAATTACAGGCCAATAAGTCTCAAAAGCTAATTTATAGTTCATTTTTTATCACTCGTTAAAGGTAGCAGTACGCATAATCTACGGTAGAGCTAGAAGCTAATGTTCTTACCTCATAGTTTCCTCCGGTTATCCTCGCCTGAACGCTTGATGTAGGGCTAGTGACTAGAGCCTGAGCAACAGTAGTAAAACTAGAAGTTAGAGTTCCTGATGTACCAGTCGCCGCATATGTATCGTCAGAAGTATCTATAAATATGGCACCAGCCCCTACAATCTGAGAATTAGAGCTTATTCTAGACACAAATGTAATCATCAGTATTTTATCAGAAATTTTAGTTATACTTCCTGATGAGGTAGATGTGGCGTTACCCCTTCCCTTAGTCCCATCAACGCCAACCGTATCCTTGTCTATCCACTCAACACCACCAGCACCGTCAGTCTGTAATAACTTATCGCCAGTACCTTGGCTAGTCTGAGTAGTGCCTTCATTAACCCAATAGGCATTGTCTCTTAATCTAGTAACCAGTGATTCAGTTATAGGGCTTTCAGCGTCTACTTCTGAGTCATCTATTGCGGTAAAGTTTCCTACAGTTGTTGCCATTCTAAGCCTTTACTATTTCACGTTTCAAAGGTAAGGCTTTTCTAGCCTTAATCAATCGGTCTATCATAACCCCAGACACGTCAGGCGCTATCTTTTGAACACCATCATTTTTCCCTGCATAGTGCTCTTGAATCTCAATGCATGCCTCTATGACAGGCCAATAAGTATCTAATATTTCTTTATAATTCATCTTATAACGTAAGCTAAAGTTCCGTCTGCAAATTCACCTGAGTCTGGTGCAATATAAGCGTATCTTGATTTTAGCTCGTCCGTCGATGGTGTATAATTGGGGAAGGCTGAGCCTTCATATAAATCTGGCGTAATCACTCCAAGCCTTCCCACATCATTCATTGAGTGAGCTACATAAGTATAGACAACACCTTTTGCGCTATGCTTTTCTTTTGCCTGCAAAATGCGGTAGTCCTTTTCCGTTTCTTCCCCGAACTCATTCACAGCTTGACGTGTCTTTAGTTGTACCGTGTTACCTGTCCAAGCATCGTCGTCTTTGGGGTCTATCGTGTAAGTGATTACATCCTTGGTGTTCTTATATTCATTTAATAGTCTTGTTGTAATTTCACTTACTACTGACCGCTTTCCTTTCGATAACCACCGAGAGAATATTTTTCTTATTTTTGTTTTCCCGTACGCGTTCGGCCCCTCTAGGTTAGCTTCAATGTCCATCTCTATACGTTCGAAGTTCTTGCCCTCGTCTAGTTCTAGAGTAGGACTCCTTACGCCATAATAAAAAATAAGCCTACTCAATCGACTCGATACGTCTCTTGTGATAGAAACCGAGCCAGATATAAAAGTGTTCTCATCTGTGAAGCCCCCATAATCTGGCGCTCTGGGTAATAGAGTATCGAGCTTTATCTTCTGTTCTCTCTCATCCCACCATAATAAAAAAGTCAATTCGGTTAATTCTTTAAGCAGGTCTTGGACTCCTGTGGGCTCGGTTAGTAATGTGTTCAATAGGTAAGACTGATAACCGTCATCCATCTTTGCTTGCCAATCTGCCACGTCAATAAAACTCGAATCTATACCTGTTACCGTAACTAAGAGGTGATAAAAAATATCATCCGCTGGCTCTTCTTCGTATAAGTAACAGTTCTGAACAGTAGCTTCTTCGCTATGTGAATCCGCAGGTAAAGGTGAGTCGTAAAAACTAGGGGCTGTCCCTCTAGCTACTGTTAGTGTGTAAGTTGGATTAGACCCAGTCAAGTTAATTACTTCCATGACTTCGTCATCAATACGAATCCAAGGCTGGCCTGCATCGTAGGCATCCTTAACATCGTCATCGGCATCTGTTATATCGAAAGACGCAGCGCCCGCCGTTATATCGCTTACCAATTCCGCCCCGCTAGGTTCTGGAAACTGCTTCCTGTTATTATCAGCAAACTTCAAAGGATCTTTACCTGTTATCGTAACCTTGCCGTCTGGAGTAGGACCGCTTATTTTATCAATGATATACTGACGAGTGGAGAAGTTGGCCGCGCTGTAGCTTCCATCGTCTGATAAATACCCTTGCTTCACTCTCATGACTCGACCTTCATAATATTTCTGTCGAGCTAATAACTTGCCCCAGAACGTTGAACGCTCATTAGGGTCATAGTTTCTATCACTTAAATATGGATCACAACCCACATCAGTCCAAGGGTGGTCAGTTAGGCTAACGGTGCACTTAGCACGAATACCAAGACCTTTAGAAGGCGTTAAAACCGTTGGACTATGAGACACCCCTCGAATAGTTGGGAATGTTGGAGCCTCGCCTACCTGTTGAGCCCCGTCTATAATATGGTCGCTAAACCTAAATGTCTTCGTAGTCTTGTTGTAGTTAGCTGTATCTTGACACGTTCCGAAAGTATTGAAGCACTTTAAAGGAGCAGAGCCTGAAGCGGTACAAGGGGAATTGCCATAAGTCAAAGAGCAAGCGTCTAAGTCTAGCTCCAGTATGGTTACGGCTTGCTTGCCGACCTTAACCTTTTGATCGTCGTAAGCCACTATAGATCAGCTTGTCTACAAATCAAAGGCATTGAGACCGACATCAAAGGCGTTGGGGTCATATTCTTAGGCGGGTTGATCTTTGAGGCTACACAGAAAACCGCTTCATCTGGGTATTCTGACGGGTTCCATAAATAAAAGAAACTTCTACCTTTTGAAGCATGTAAGGCGAAAGACTCCCATGTATTCCGTACCCATGACTCAGTGAGGTGCATTAAATCAATCTGACTTTTAACATCGACACGCTTTACATTCGTTCCAAGTATAGCTCCGTTTTCAGATATGTTATTACTTTGAACTATTCCTTGAGTAAGTGTAGGCGGGTTTACTCCAGCGTATTGTCCGCGCTCCATCTGAAGAGAAGCACCTACTGATATTTGTCTTATCTCGTATTGTGTTGCGTCTGATATAAACTCAATTCTGATATTTCTGCTTCCTGCTATACTTACGCCAGAAAAAGAAGACAAGGACAGTTCGCCGTCTGCGTCTAATATCGTATCTAATAGCGTGTAGGTTGAAGGTGATGATTCATAATATACCTTTATATCTAAGCCACTAGCGCCTACTTTTTTTACATATATTCCAACAGCGTTAAGTGTCCCGCTGCCATCAACGGTATAGTCTAATTGCGTTGTTGCGCTTACTTGAGGCTTGAATGTTGAAAAATCCTTATAATCGGTAGCGTTTTGATAATTAAAACCATCAATTTCAGTACCACTATAAGTAACGGATAGAGCATCAGCAAGTTTGTTGTTATAAAGAACCCTAGATAAATTAGCCATTACTTAATTATCAGCTCCCCGCCGTCCTCTTGATATTCTCTAAGTTTAGCCACAAGAGCCCTTGCACTATCACCGCTTATATTATCGCCCGCTATATTGATTGTGGCTTCTGTGACGTTTGTTGGGCCTTGTTGCTCGGCAGATTGTAAGGCCTCAGAACTTGCTGAAGCTGGAGCACTTGCCCCACCACTTGAGGCTCCCCCACCACCTCCACCACCGAATTGAACAGACTGGATTTTGGACACTTGAGCCATACCAGAGGCCGCAACTTGCGCCATCGCCAGAAGATTATAAGGATAAGGAAGCTCAAGAGCCTTTGCCGCCCCTTTGAAGGTCGATATAGTAGCGTCAGCAATTCCTAGAGCTTTATTGAACTCGAATAGCTTTCGACTTCTCCCCTGCGTTATCGTAAGTAGGTCATTAAAAAAGCCTTTCGTAACTCTTAACTTTCCTTGCGCCCCAGACTCCCAGAGCCATTGAGTTTGTTTTATCTGGTCTTTATATTGGTTTAATTCCCTATCTAGAAATTCTTTCCTCTGATTCTCTAATGCTGCAAATTGCTCGAAGTTTCGAGACATCAAATCTTCAAAATCATCAGGCCCATAAACACCGTAACCCATATCGAGATTCTTTTTCTTCTCTTCTTCGTCTTCCTCTTCTTCTTCTCCCGAGTTTCTGCCTCTGAAGTTTCCTAGGTTTAGCTCATCACCCTCCGCCAAAACATCAGAAAACATTTTGTTAAACTCTTCGTTTTCATCCTCTTCCTTGCTTATTTTGGCGGCCTCCCTCCTAGCTTTCAATAATTCGATAGACTTCTGCACTTCTGCGTTCGAAGCCATTTCTGCCCGACCTATAGCAATCTGAAGTTGTAATATCTCATCAAGCAAAGCTGACTCTTCTTCTTGAAGCCCTACTTTGTCACGCCAATGATGTATGCCAGCAATCCGAGTCTGAAGTTCATTTAATTCCTTTTGCTTATCCGCCAACTCTTCTACCTTGCTTTTATTCAGGCCTAGAGCAGTATTTATTAACTTTAATCCGTCCGTCGCTACACTAACAAACTTCGATAATGAAGGAGTAAGCGAGATTACTAATTCATTAGTCAATCCTTCAAATCCCGCCTTCATGTTATTTATGTCCCGAGAAGCTTGCTCCATAGACGCTATATCCACGTCTGACATTACCGCATTTAATTCTCTCGCTTCCTTTGCCATTCTTTTGAGACCCTCAGAGCCCTGTTCAAGTAATGGATTGAGTTGAAACATAGAATCATTTATTTCATCTGCAACAAAGCGCCTATTTTCTGCGCTTGCCTTTGCCATAGCGTCAGCAAACTTCTCGAACTGTTTATCGACCGATAAGCCCACCAATTCCTTTGACGACAGCCCTATTTTATTTAGCGCATCCTCATAGGCCTGTGCACCTCCAGCCGCGTCAGTTATCTTAACATTTAAATCTTTAACGGCATCCGCCATTGTCTCAGCATCAACGCCAACAGAGCGAGCCGCAAAAGATAATTCTTGAAACTTCTCAACACCTAAGCCGACACGCTTTGCTGTCTTGGCTAATCCCGCATTAGAATTAATTCTATCCACGACCTCATTGAATGCTATGACTGCGGCGGCTCCAGCGGCAACAGCAACCCCAAAGGCCCCCATTGCCTTGGTTGCGGTAGACATAGACCCGCTTGCCTTCGATAAAGAGCCAGATATTTTCTTGCCTGATTTTTCCGTCTCCCCTGTCGCTTCGTCTAGCTTTCTTAAAAGGTCGCTTACATCCCCTTTAATCTCGACAACTAATTCGTCCGCTTTCTTAGCCATTGATAAACTCCTTTATATCGGCAGTTTCTTTATTGGCTTCTCGCTTTGCTTTATTCTGTGCGTGACGATCTTCAAAATTAGCCATCCATTCACTGGTCATTTTATTCTCGTCAATTTCTGGCTCTGGCTCATCATCACATTTTATGATATTGAAGTATTCAGTCAATGTCATATTCCAAGCATCAACAGGGCTCACGCTATGATGCTTTATAAGTCTAGACGGAAACCTCCACCAATCTATCAGAAGGCTTTCTTTTTTATTTTCGGCGGAATCTAGCTTTCCGCATTTAGCTTTTTTAGCCTATCGTCACTTGCTACAGCTCTAGCCAGATATTCCATTGCTATAGTTGTACACTCTAAAAGACCATGTTCTTGGCAATGTTGCCCAATACGCTCAAAGGATGTGTTCCCTGACCTTTGAAATATCTCTTCGCCTCTAATTCCTGCCCATATAGAGGCAACGATAGTCTTGACGCTTAGGCCTTTATCTTCCCTAAACTTTTGCATAGCTTGGAATATATCCAACCCCGCTTTATCGTTGAACTCCATAATTGACTCGAATGTAGGGCGAAGAGTGTATGTCTCGCCATTAAGTTCTATATCGAATGAAGCTCTAGCAGGGTTGGGCATATTTTAATCTATTTAGGCAAAAGTAGGCTCACCGTCATTGCTTAAAGTACAGCTAAACGCTTGAGCGTTATTATATTCTCCAGTGTATTCAAAGCTGTCAATATGGAAATTACAAGTAACAGTCTTGCCGTTTCCGTATGCTAATTGTAAGTCAACTAGAGAGTCAGTCTCTGCCGCCGCTTCCATTAATGCAAATTGTGCGCCATCGTTTACCCAACCATTGAAAGACACCGCTAGACTTCTTTGACCCGCGTTAAGCTTATCAGCCCATCTGTTCGAGTCTTTATCACTAACGTCAATTACTTCGTTATTGATAGTTAAAGTATGAGAAATACATCCTGCTATAGTCATATAGCCCGTGTTCTCGATCTTGAGAACCATGTCCTCACCATTGTACTTTGCCATTTTTTAGTCCTCTATAAGTAGGTTAAAAGTAATGATTCCGTGATGAGACAAACCATCACTTTCTAAAAAAGTATTGTACCCCGTCGAAGTCATCAGTAAATTTGTTGACCCTAATGTAAGCGCCAAAGGAGCATTATTAAACTCAGCGTGTAAATAGTCCATCATCTTTAAGACTTCCACGTCCCCATCTGTGCCTGTCCAGTAATCAAAAGTCAACTCGCCTTCAGTGAATCGAGAAGATTTATCTGGCATATCATCAGCTTCGCCCCATCTTACAACTAAGTAAGGCGGTGATACAGTATCTTTAGGAACGTGGTTATAAACTTTAGTTCCCACAAGGCTAGAGATATTAGCGTCCGCCTTTGCTCTCGTTACCGCTTTAACTAAGACATCATAATGCACGTCTAACCCCTTGGGCTATCATAGCCTTAATCTTTTTACGGTTACGCTTTA